AGATGGTCTTCTTGGCAATCAGATCCAGGTTGCACAGTCATTTAACGACTCACTGTCTGGAAATAAAATCACAATTAACAATTTAGGAGATACTCTGTTTGTAGAAAGTAGAGTAAGTGATAAAGATCCTGGTGATATAGGTCACCCAGTTCAGTATGACACTTCACAGAGTCAGTGGTATGTAAATGTATCTTCTGCTTCTACTGAAAACAATCTATATGCAAAACTTGTTTCTGGTGGTTTAGGTGATGCGTCACCAAGAACATTCATCACCAGAACTCAGGATTCAAGAATGTCAGAGGACAGAATCCATAAGATGAGGTTCGTCATTCCTAAGACTGTAGGGACTGAAGCTGCTAGACCACCTATTGATGGTTACGTTCTTCAGGAGTCATCTCACGTCACTGGTAGTAATAATACTGAAGTTCAACTTGAGTTTAACCCTGGTTCAGTCACCATGAGCAATGATGCTCAGATGAGAAACTTTAGTTTCATTGCTGATGTTGATTATAAGTCCGGTATTGCATTCTACACTACTGAATTACCTCATGGACTGTCTATAGGTTCTAGTGTTACTGTCAAAAATGTAACCAGTACAGTCAATACTACATATACCGCAACTACGGGTACCACATATAATCCAAATACAGGTATTCTACAAGTTGTAACTACATCACCACATAATCTGGCAAATGGAGATCAAGTTAAGATTTTAGACAGCACAATCAGATTCTCATGTGCTAGTGATGGTTATACAACACAGCATGATTATCCAAGATCAGCAACCGATCCAGTATCTAATCTGTTCTTAGTAGTCTCTGTAGTTAATTTGACCACATTCAATGTCAATGTTGGCACATCACCTGACAAATCACTACACGCATTTATTAGTGCGGTAGCAAACAGTATTGTTGGCGGCCAAAACTCAGGATATAACGGTACTTTTGAAGTTACTGGTATCTCAAGTTCTAAGACATTCTCTGTCAATCAGATTTACTCCAATCCTGGCACATTTACCAACAACACTTCTCAAAGAACCACAGCTCTTCCAACTTTCCAAAGAACGAGTTTTGTAAAAGATTACTATGCTTATAATGTAGAGACCATTAATGAATATAAGAATGGTGAGCAAGATGGTATCTACTATATGTCTCTGTTGAATTCAGATGTTGCACCAACTATAGCACCATTTAATACTGATGAATATCAGTTCTCACAACCTGTTCAGTTCCTCTATCCTCAGTTAGATAGAGATAATCCTGTATCTACAGCTCCTTCTGCTGATTGTTACGCAACACCTGATAATATTGGTAGAACTGTAATCAATGATCCTGTCAATAGTTTGACTGGTGAGACATTGGAGGAAATCTATACCGACACGGGTATTGGTGTTGGTTTGACTGACATTATGAGTAATTCAGTCGGTACAGCATATACTGTCTTTACTGCATACGATCACGGACTGAATAGAGTTACCAAGGCTGTTATTGATAATGTTGGTGGTGGTTATGGTGATGGTTCTAATACCATCCAATACTATTATAATGCAAAACTAGAGAACTTAGGATCTGGTTCTATTGGTAGAAATGCTACTGCACTGGTAACTGTTGACGGCACATCATCTGGTGAAATTATTGACATTGCTATTATGGATGGTGGTACTGCATGGGCACCCGGTGATACATTCTCCGTCGTCGGTATCGCTACAACAACAGGTAGTACTCAAGCTACTGGCACAATCAATAAGATCTTCGATAACAGAGGGGACATCATCAATATCTCTGGTATCAACCAGTTTGATGGTAGAAAGATGAATTCTGAGTATAGAGTTACAGGTATCTCTGGTATTACAGAGGTAGAGGTTGTTCCTTTAACAGCGGAGAATACGTCATCAAGACCCGGTATTGCAACTCAAGGTATAGGTATTGCAGCTGCATCTCCTGGGGGTTTCTCTGTTATCGGTCCATCGTACACAACATCCAATTTTGTGTATGATAAAAATAGTGGTATTGCCACGGTTACTACTGACTATCCTAATATTTTCCGAGTAAACAATTCGGTCAGAATTGTTGGTACCGCAGCTACATTCTATAACGGGAGTTTTGCTTGTGTAGATAAGATTGGACTATCGACAGTTGTTCTTAATGTAGGTATCAATACTATCACCCCTCCTCTTACCGGAACTATTAGAATTTATAGTGGTGGTATTCAAAACAATTCAGGTGAGTCTGTTGTAGGAAGTGGTAGACTTCATGGTAGAGAACAACCCATTTATGCGGGTATTACAACTACATTGTCCACTGCTGTCACAAGTAAGACCACTGATAGTATCAACATCAATAATATGACTGATTATAATTTCCTTATTGGAGATCATATACAAGTCAATGATGAAATCATGAGAATTAAGACGACTGTAAGTCGTGTTGCTGGAACAACTCAAGTCAAAGTATTCAGAGGTGTGTATGGTACTATTGCAAATACTCATGTAGATGGTAGTGTTGTTACTAGAATTACTCTCTATCCCATGGAGTTCAGAAGAAACTCCATTATTAGAGCTTCTGGTCATACATTTGAATATATTGGTTATGGTCCTGGTAACTATTCTACAGCCCTACCTCTCAAACAGACAAAACAGTTGACACTGGAGGAACAAATCAACGTCCAGGCTCAAAGAATGTCTGGTGGTGTGGTTAATTACACCGGTATGAATGATAGAGGCGACTTTTACATTGGTAACAAGAGAATTGCATCAACCACTGGTAAAGAACAAGTCTTTGATACTCCAGTTCAAACTGTTCAAGGAGAAGACCCATACACCGAAGGTACAAGTGATGACAGTACTGACTTCAACTATGTTGATTCCTCAATCGTTCAGGTTAATAGGAACTTGGTGGTTGATGGTGGTGGTAACGGTGACATTCTCTCTGAGTTTAATGGTCCCGTTCAATTCACTCAAAAGGTCGTAAGTACTTCTGAGGAAGGGATGGAAGCTAATAGTCTCTTCTTACAAGGTGACGCACAGGTATCCCGCAAGATTACTGTTGGTATTTCTATTCCTACAGAAGCAGGAACACCTGGTGATATTGTATATAATGCCAACCCCACTAATGGTGGATCTGTTGGTTGGGTTTATACCACTAACAATGTCTGGAAGGAATTTGGGACAATTGCCAGTTGATAAATAAAAATAACATAAACCGACCTGGTAGATAAATGGCAATTGATAAGGATTTTGTCATCAAGAATGGCTTACAAGTAAGTGAAAACTTAATTTATGCGGATCCAGATACTGATAGAGTCGGTCTTGGGACTACTAATGCAGACAAGAGACTTGTAGTTATTGGTGATCAAGAGACAAGTCAAAGTCTTTCAGTAGGAACTACTGTTACTGCTCAAAGACTTGTTACATCTGGAGTTACCACAGCTGTAGGTGGTATTGATGTAGGTGTTGCAGGAACTATTTTCCACACACAATATAATGCAACAGATATTAATGGCCCTGGCGTTGGTATTAATTCAACCGATCCTAGATATACACTAGAAGTTATTGGACCAGTATCTATCGGTGATACAGCTGGGTTCATTTATGGTGACCTGACAGTAACTGGTGATATCAGAGGTACATCACTTTCTGGCCAGATTGCTGCTGGTGGTACCGTTGGATTTACCAATGTCACAGTAGAGAATAAATTAGATGCAAATAATGCAGAAATTTATTCATTATTCAGAATTCAAGAATTTGGTGGAGATAGATTTAAGTTCCTGAGCGCAGGAGACCCTCCAGGTATTGGTTTCACCCAGAACCAAGATGACCCTGAAATTTATGTTATAAGAGGACAAACATATCGATTTGATGTTGATAGTGGTGGTTTCCCATTTTATATTAAGAGACAACCCACTGCAGATTTAAACAACATCTATAACGATGGGGTTGTTAATAATGGTGTCCAGGTGGGTATCGTTACGTTTAAGGTTCCGTTCAATTCACCTAACATCCTGTATTATCAAGCATCAAACACTGCAGGGATGGGTGGTACGATTTATGTTGATAATGATAATAAAACCTATACTGTTGGTGTTCTGACAGTCTCTCAGTTCTTCGACAGTGATACTCAAGCGGACTTTGAACAGATTTATGTTTCAGGTATTGGAACAATCAACAACCTGAAGGGACCAAACTTCAGTGTCAGTGCTGGTATTCTCACTGTAAGGCAAGATCAAACCGCATTGATTGGTGTATCTACAGGTACAGACTTTGTAAGTATTCAAGAGAAGAGTGATAACGTAAATTATCAGGTACCATTTACTCCTACTCTGGGTATTGGTTCTAACTATCAAAACATCTTCGTTGATAGTGAAGATGGTCAGATGATGTATAATCCATCTACCAACTATCTGACTGTCAATAGGGTATTTGGTAACCTGTCTGGTATTGCAACTGGTGCAGACAACATCAATATTGATGGTAAGACAGACAGTACAAACTATCAAATTACCTTCAGTGACCCTGGTACATATGGTTACGAGAGACAGTACATCGATAGTCAGAGTGATAGATTTGTTTATAATCCAGCAACTAACACATTAGAAATTACCAACATTAAGGCAACGACGGTAACTGCTGGTCTGGCTGGTACCGCGTTTAGAGCTGACTATCTGCAGATTGATCCACAGGGTACTAATACAAACTATCAGGTACCATTTATTGCTCCGGGTGGAACAGGCTATCAGAGACTGTTTATTCATGAGGTATCGACTAACTTTACCTTCAATCCCAGTTCCAATACCCTGACTGCTGGTAATCTAGCTGGTAGAGGTGACAACCTGACAAATCTTGACGCGTCAAATCTGTCACAAGGAACTGTCAATAATGATAGACTGATTAAAGCTTCTACTACAGTCCAAGGTATTGTTCAATTAGATAATCTATATCCTCCTACCAGTTCTTCAACAACTCAAACTGCAACAACTAATATTAGTAGGCAACTATATAACGAACTGACGGGTATTATTCCTAGTGGAACAGTAATGTTGTTCTATCAGAGTACTGCTCCCACTGGTTGGACCCGAATTACAAACCAGAATAACAAAGCAATTAGAGTTGTAGGTTCTGGTGGTGGTGGAACAGGTGGTTCTAATACATTTACATCTGCATTTGCTTCTGTTAGAACGGTTCCAGTTCCTCTACATGATCACCCGTCATCATTAAGTAGTAATAACCAGACACATAGCCATAGTGGTAGTAGTGATGGTGCAGGTAGTGGGCATGATCACAGTGGGACTGCAAACCAAGACGCTGGTCATGGTCACAGTATCAATGATCCCGGTCACGCGCATTCTTATGTCAGGGTCGATGGGTCCGTCGAATATGGTGATAGAGGCCGTCATGCCTCATCTACAGGCGCCTACGGCCGCACCACTGGCCGAAATTCTACCGGTGTCGTCGTTAATTTGGGTGGTCAGCACACACACTCTGTTAATGTCGGTAGCAATAACCAGAATCATTCACACAGTGTCAATATCGGTGCGGGGGGAGCTGGTCATGAGCACGGATTAACCGTTCAATCAGCTGGAGTTTCCGGGGCTTCTATGAATTTTGAGGTTCAATATATTGATGTAATTATCGCATCTAAAAATGCGTACTAGGAGGTAATGCATCAATAGGTGGATGGGGGGTAACCTGAGCGTTTATCACCCCTGACTCCAATCCAGCAGCATACAATTGTTGGTTTCTATAATTTGCTTCCACAACTTCGTTTCTAAAACTCTCTACAGCAGCTCCAGTTTGACTTGACTTTTGTGCAATCTCTACTGCCATCATTGGCATCCATGACATTGCACATTTCCATTCATCTAATTCTTGTCCAGTGTTAGGATTTACACCTCTAACTTGTGTAAACCAAGCACATTTATGACCAACACATTTTTTGTTGATAAGGGGACAAAATTCACCGTCCTTCATCGTGTTAAATATTCAGGTATCTGAAATATTTATCCACACCACATTATAAATACAACTAACGGAAGGAACATTATAGGTAATGTCATTACTTAGGGCCGACAAGATTGCCAATAGGTTTAATAACACGGGCCCTATTATTGTAGGACCGTCAACTGTATCTGGCAATTTTACAGTAACTGGAATTCTAACAGCACTTGGAATAGGTGTTACCAACGATGTATTTGTTGGTGGCGGATTAACAACAAAAGCACTGACAGCAACCAACAGTGCTCACCTATTTGATACTACCCTCACTGGTTTTACCACTGCTGGTATCGTCACTGGGGCAACTTATTATGGGGATGGCGTAAATCTAGCTGGTGTCGTCACATCAGTCTTCCCCGGACCTGGTATTCAACTCAATCCTACCTCTGGTCAAGGTAGAGTTCAAATTTCTGCAAATGGTGTTGCAGTTGCCGGTTATTCGACAAACGCCGGTCTTACGACTGATGTTAAAGGTGGTGGTGCTGGTCAGGTACTCTATCAGATTGGTAATAACGACACAGGATTTACTGCCACTGGTAATGCAGGAGAAATTCTACAATCAAATGGTACAACAGTTCCCACTTGGGTAAGTCTGGCCGCTATCAATGTATCTTATGCTGATAGTGCTGGTATTTCTACTAACCTGAGGGGTGGTTCTGCTGGTAGAATACCCTATCAAACTGGTATTGATCAGACCGCGTTTTTCGGACCTGTTACTAGTGGTTTTGTTATCCTCGGTAATGGGTCTGGAGCTCCTGATTTTGTTGATCCAAAAGCCTCACTTAATGTTGATTATGCAAATAGATCTGGTGTAACCACCAGTTTAGAGAATGGATATATTTCTAATGCCTCCTCTATGGAGGTTATCGGTGTTACTACACTCGGCATCACCACTGCTAAACTCCTGAATGTCACTGGTATTACCACCACTAACATTCTGAATGTTGGTACTGCTGCCAC